AGATATTATCAGGAGACGATTCCGCTGATGCAAAATCTAAAGCAGACCACGATGTTCCATCATTAACGGCACTAACAAAAAACTGATTCGTGCCAGAAGAATTGACGATAAAATAACTGTCCAAAAACGTGACATTGCTTGCAACCGGAAAATCTAAATCTGAAATCTGCGCAAAAGCATTGGTGGCAAAGGTAAAAATATACCCTTTTGACCCATCCACAAAAATAAGTTGCGTTGCATTCTCTGCAAAAGACACAAACCCTAAAGACGTGGCCAAAGTCCCTCTTACTGTTGCCACACCCGCAGAAGATACTTCATACAGCAACGAACCTGCCACATAAAACAAGCGACCATTGTAGGATGTAAACAAGCCTCGGCTTTGATCTAAGCCCGTATCACAAAACACAGAAAGACCAGCCGTGCCATACAAAGCCGTCGCCTCTTTTCCCATTTTATCCATTTCAGGATAAAAGTTTATTGTGCGCTGCGCATCAAAAGATAGGCTTCTTTCAGAATACGAAGGCCCCACAAGACCCGTTTTCATCGAAACCATCCCGAAAAAATATCATTGGTTTCACTGTAAATATCCTGATTATCAAAAACAACCCGCTTATTCCTATTAACGGACCGCTGAATGGCCATCTTTGAATCCCCAGCAACCTTTGCAATAACAGGGTCAATAGCTTGTTGATACTCAGGAAACAACAACATCGCCAAATTATAAACAATGGCGTACTCCCACCCATCAGGAAACGATATAACCGCATCCAAAGATGCAATAGGACTCAAAGGCTTCTCTGACAAAATAAATAACTGATAATTTTGATCAGGAACAGGATACAACTTAATACTTGCTGCTGGATAATTGTTATTAAAATTGTAAAAATAAGGAATGCCAGACGTTGTTTTTAGTGCTAATTTTTCAGCAAAATCAATATCGTTTATAGAAAATAAAGGATAATCAATGGACCCACTACGAACATACATTGCCTGAATGGTGATGGGTTTTGTAGTGTTGAACGTTTGCCCTACGCCTATAGTATAAGCATCTGTATTGGCAACTAACGTAAAATTTTCTAACGTGTTGGCATAAATGTTTAGATTATTTGTGCTCCAGCTAGAAAGCATCATATTCATAATCATAAAGGCATCGGCAGCCTCGGAAGCACTAGGACTCTCACCAGGGGCAAGAATCCTACATGCTTTTAATGCTCTTGTGATAAGATCACGAGCCGTTGCCATAACATCACCCTGTGGTTACACGACCAGCAATACTTTCTGGGCGAAACACAAGAAACGTATACGTAGCAGATGCAGGGTTAAGAGCACCTGCTGTTGCATTCATAAAACGAATAGACACAGTGTCTGTTCCTGTTGCAATGGCGTGAGAAACACTTAAACCTGTGTTAAGCGTGGAAGCAGGAATAACCACCACAATATCCCCAAGCAAAACTCCGGGGATTGTAAAAGATTGATCCGATGTTGTTGCTGCCGATACCGATGCCACGTCAATCGTTGCCGACACGGCACAAATGGCAAACATGTTGCCACCAATAATACCTGAACTCATAAAAACCTCACAAATAATAGGGAAGGGGAGTCGTTACCAACTCCCCAGATAAACTACGCCGTTACCCGCACTGCCCATTCAGGACGAACAGGAACAAACCCACCTAAGAAGTCTATTCTAAGGATGTATTGATCTGTTTTAATGTCGTGATCCGCCAAAACACGAATGGTCAAACCATCCACAGTTTCTTGTGCAGCTTTGTCCATGCCATCAGGCAAAATCAAAGGCACAGACGCAAAACGAAACGCCTCTTTACAGTACGTCAAAGAGTTTTGGAAAGGCGTACTTGAAGCCGTACCCGTTAAAAACACCACAGCCGCACCAGAACTTGGTAAAGCCGAAACGTTTTGCAATCCACCACCTGCAGAACTGTAGATGGTCGGTGATACAGACAATGTAGCAGCACCAGCAGCAGCCGTTGCATCAGCCGTCACAACAAAAGGTTGCAAAAACGGCAACGTGACTTTGGTAATGGGGTGAACCGCAAACGCACCAGCAACCGTAAACACAGTCCCCGTTGTAATCGTTCCAGTACCCGTCAAACCCGTTACAGCAATGGTTGTCCCACCGTTGGTGAGCGCCGCCGTCGTTGTGACAGCACCGTTTGTTTGCGTACCAGAACCCGTTGTGTGCGTGTACATCAAGTTGTTACTCAGATAAGTAAAACCATCCGCAAGACCCATTACACCGCGCTTGTACTGCTTCGAAATTTCTTCCGAAGACTGAAACAAACCTTTTCTTGCATCCACGGCCGAAGTTTTAGCACTAGGAGACAACAACGCAATCCAATCGTTGTCAATTCCAGGGGCCAAAAGTTCCGACATACGCTGGTTGGCTTGCATCATTGTCAACGTGTTAAAGACCGTTGAACCCGCCGTACCAACAACGTTAGACACAGATTGACACGCCAAACGAATAAACGTGGATTCAATTCGCTGCGCCATTTGAGACACCAAAGGCTTCAAAACACGCATGGCAAACGAATCAAACGCCATGTCTGTCGCAAACTCATTTGATGTCAAAGCTACAGCCGACGTAAACGACTGATTTAACGTCATTTGAACTTTTTCTTCCGTGATATCTTGAATTGAACTTGTGATATCTCTGTTCGTTCCTGTCGTAAATCGAGGTGGTTTGTTAATAAAAATGGTATCCCCAGTTTTGTAACCACCAGCTTGCGGAGCAAAATCAACCTGATCTTCACGCGCAATGGTTTTTACAAACTGCATATCATCGGCAAACATGGTCGCTGCCACCTTGGCAATCCGACCAGGAGCCGATTTATTTGTATTAATTGTATTAGGCATTAGATTTTCCTTTATCTAAGGTTGTATTTTTTCCTGATCTCATCAGGGGTCATTTCAGAAACGTCTTTTTTGAATGTTCCCGTGCCCTTAACCGCCTGAATAGGCTTAGGAGCCGCAGAAACCTTCCTTGAATTCTCAACATATTTCTGGCCTCGCACCTCCGCTTTCGCAAGAAACTTCAAGGCTTGCCGCCCATCCATATCCTCCAACTCATCAATGCGACCTTCCTTCATCAAAGTATAAAGCGCTAAAGGCCCTTCCTCTGATTCCAAAATAGCCATGTGAACATCCGCACTCAGATTCGGCAACACGTCCTTCTCAACACGATTGCCTATAACCTCAAAATCAGAAATCTTTTCAGCATACAAATCAGCACTTTTCCCAAAGTTTTCAATTCTTTGTTGGAAATACTCCTGCTGTTGCCGCGACGCTTCCGATTGTTTTTCCTGCGATGTTCTTTTCTCTAAAGCAACCTTAACGCCATGCTCAAGCTTTGCTTCAAGGTACTCATCCCACGTCTGATAATCATCAGGATTCGGAGGATTATCCCCTTTTTGAGGGGCAACACCTTGCGGCTGCTCTTTAACGGGTTCTTTAGAGGCGACCTGCTGCAACTGAGCTCTTAATTGCTCTAACTCTGCACTCAGTTTCCCAATTTTCTTGTCACGCCTTGAGATAGCGTTTACAGCCTTCTTCGGAAAAGGCGATTCCTCTTCAGGCTCGGCAATGTTTTCCTGAACCTCTTGAGTCTCTACCTGACTTTCCTCCGTGGAGGCTTCATCTGTTGCAACTTCCACAGTTTCCGTAGATTCTGTTTCATTTACAACGACATCTTTCTCATCCATAAAACACCTTTTTTTTAATTGCAATACATTTTTACATAACGCCCTCGGGATTCACGACAACTGACGACATCAAGCCATTGTTATCCCTATTGATCGTGATGTTTTTCTTGCCCTGAAGCAAACTTGTTAGGCCCTGAATAGCCACGCTATTGCCCTGTAACAACGCCATTTCCAAAGAATCCATGCCGTTTTCTTTCTCTTTCTCTTGGCCGTTATCCTCTGATTCCTGCTCTTGCTCTTGATTTTGCGCACTCCCAGCCAGTATTTCCAATTCTCTCAACTCTTTTTGCATCCGAATCTCTTCCAACCGCAACATGATTTCTTGCTCTTTTATAGCTAATTCTTTCTGCTTTATTTCCAATTCCTGCAGCTTTATCTGCATGTCTGCCTCCATTTCAGACTGCTGCAACATCAATTTTGCACTCTCAATCTCAACCTTATTCTGCTCTCCCTGCACCTTTATGGCCGTATCCGCTTCTTTATTAGCAAGCTGCTGTTGCAATGCCTGCAATTCCTGCGCAGCCATCTGTAACTGCTGCTGCATGGCCTCCATTTGCTGCTGATATTGTGCCGCCATAGGGTCGTTGTCTTCTTCCAAAAGCCTCGGGTCCATGGTTTTCTTGATTCTTTCCGATAAAGCCTCCGCCCCTGGTAAATCCATATACTTAAAGACCAAATCACCCACAATCTGCATCATTTCAGGCTGCGATTGTGCTATTTTCCCAAAGAAATCCGCTGATTCCTGCCGCTTTGTGGTAAACGAAGGCCCCGTTGTCACCTTCACCGTGTACCGACCACGGGTCAAATCCACCTCTACCTCTTGCTCTTCCGTAATCTCACCATTGACACCCACCTTTTTAACATTGCCCTCAACATCCATGATGTTAAGCACACGCGCCGTGTCATAAATTGTTGGAATTGCTGAAATAATAATTTTCCCAGCATAAGCAATGGCCCGTGTCAGGTTATCCGCAAAGTGAAACGTGGCCGTGTCACCCTCTTGTTGCCGCCTTTGTATAGCAACACCACTGGTTTCATTAGATTTTGCACCCAAAGACGCATCAAAAATACCCGTTGTGGCCTTAATATCTTCCGCCATCTCCCTAGCCGCATTGATAATGCCCGTCGGAATCTGCGGGGGTGG